AACTACGTAATAATTTTCTCATGTGTTTGTGATTTATAGGTGTACTAGCTAATGCTCGATGTAGAATTGTAATGCTAAAAGTTAAATTATCACAGTTCAGTTGATTCGTCTATCTGTCTTTGGTATACTATCTAAATGACCACACTCTTCAGTACTTGCGTTAACATCGCAGAAAAAATAATACGAGAACAACCAATTACATCGGCTGCTCTCCCGATAGCAGCAACCATACTTGATGAAACAGATACAAACATCACATCAACACTGTTTGGCATCTCCTCACTACCACTAGATGCAAGCTACTGGACAGTCACATCTAACACCTTACAAAATCAACTAGACATCAATTTCGGAACTGCCCTAACTGACTATGCGTTACCCCTCAAACTTCGGCTTACTACCTCTGATGGCATTATTTTGTCTACTGCTGCATTTTCTGATGTCACTGTAGAGACTGGCTCGGAACTGATTCTCTTTTCTGACACAGGTATAACACTAACGCTCGACTTCGGCACAGCAAAATTAAGCAACGCGATACTTAATCTGATATTCAAGGGTATCAACACATTCCCCAGCGCACTGAGCGCCAAGTATTACGACAACAGCGATACGTTGCAAGCCACAATCGCACTGACAGCCGCTAAATGGTCAAAAAGAGGAATCGGTACGCTTGGCGAGATATTTTTCGAGTATGGTAACACGCAAACATTGCCGAGCATCAACAGCATTGTGAATTTGGCGCGAATTACAGATGCCAGTAACAATATTTGGTTCGAGGCGGACGTATCGATTCCCACGACTCTAAAGCCAAGCGCGATTATATATTCCAATAGCCTTGTTTTGCGCGTCAGCGACCCAGAGATAAATTTGCTAGTTTATGAAGCACCTTCAAACAGTTCGAGCATCTTTCACGTAACTTTTAACGGCGAACTTGCAGAAAAAAGCAACAATTCACGCATAAACAGTATAGTTGGCGTTGAATATAACAGTGAACTTAAATTATTTGGCACAGAATGTTTGCAAGCTGGGGTGAGTACGTCTATATCTTACGAGGGAGTTGTGTTTCCTAACGAGTTTACGCTTAACTGCTTTTTCTATTTCACGACCCCAACTACAGGAAGACTAATCACTTTAGTAGAAAAAAATGGTGTGTTCAAACTGGTCAAAAATGCTGCTAACAGCCTCGAAGTTAGCATAAATGGCGCAGTGGTCGTAACTTCGCCTTGGGTTGCTCCTACTGGGCAGTGGCAGCATTTGTGGGTGCAAAAAACAAGTTCCCAACTACGTTTACGAGTTAATAGTGGAGACATCAACACGACAGCTTCCTATGCAACTACAATAGCTAGTAACACCAATCCGTTTATAGTTTGCTCAGGAGTGTTAGGGCTTTGCAATGGTGTGTATCTTAGTTCGGACAGTACTGAGACTTTTACACCTTTTGTGCAGCCTTCACCAAAGAGGGTAAATAATTGGTCGGATATTTCAGTTTACGAGTGGTTGAATCTAGGTTTCTTACAGTTGAAGAGTTATTTTTAAGATAGAATAAATAAAACCTAAAGGAACAAACATGGACACAGACTTAAGCCCCCTCATTGAGAATCAAGCAAAAATCGTAGCCAAAATTCAGAATATGGCACTTATAGATTTGACAGAAAAAACTAGTGAAATGTTGGAGCTTCATCTTGGACTGCTTTTTGAATTGCTTGAAAATACTATCGAAATTTGGGACGAAGGAGACGACGGGGATGACGAGCCTGTGGATAAGCCATCTCCTTTGCCCGAAGACAGTCGTAAATATTAAGTTGTAACTCTAGCTTCTGGGATTAATTCGCCAGCTAAAAACTGCATCAAGCGATTTCCTGCATCTTTGGTTAGATTTACAGCTTTCCAAGGTTTTGTGGGAATTTCGCCCGATAATCTCAGCCTCTCAAAGTTTTCCAAAATAGTAACCACACTGACTTCATCTTTAGTCAGCCCTGCTTTGCGAGTTTCCACACCGATTAGTTGGTTGTTGTGCTTGTTGACGGTTGCGAAGTGTATGTCCTCGCACTTGTGTTTCCGCAATTCATTCATCAGGTCGTGGTAGCCCTCAAGTTGCTTTTGTCGAGCAGCAGACTTGGTGTTGTGCCTTTTTAGCCCTTCAAGGTCATCGGTGCGTTCTACGATGGAATCAGCCAAACTAATGTCTGCTTCGATGTAGGCGACAAATACCTCCTTCACAAAAACTTCAAAATCTGGACTCAACCATTCTGCAAGTTTGATTGCAATAAGTGGGTGAACCCAAGTACCACCATTACGTCCTTGTTTAGTTTGGATAAGGTCGTTTTTGGCGACCATTTGTTTTTGGCAGCAAGCCTCAACAAACTTTATAGTGCTTTCCAACTCCGTGAACCGCTTCCACTCCTTGCTCTTACCAAACTCTTTACACCATTTCGTCGCGTTAACATAATTGTCGTTTTCGCGCTTAGAGCTATTTACCAATTCATCAAACATTTGTTTTTCTGTTTACAACAACTTCATTGAAGCACTTATAATTTTATAAAACATCTATCTGAGGACATATAACAGAAAACCCAACATTGCTGCTGGGTTAGATTGATTCTCTTCCAGATATAGCAGATTAAAGTTGTCCTCGCTCCCGCAATTCATGCTCCGAGATTAAATAGCGCTTAACAAGCCCCGACCTTACGACATCATTGATAGTAAAGTCTACTCTTTTAAAATCGTCGGGCATATTAGCGAGTACTTTGAGAAATTGAAGTACTCCAGCTTTTTCATCAGAATATCTTAAATCCGATTGAAAAAAATCTCCCGCGAAGATAATTCTAGAATTTTCACCTAAACGAGTTATTACTGAACTTAGTTCGTGGTGCGTAAGATTGGAAAATTCATCCACAATAATCACGCAGTTATTCAAGGTTACTCCTCTGATGAACGAAGTAGTCCTAAACTCGATGGTCTTCTCTTTCTTTAATGTGTCATAAGGATTGATAATTGTAGGCAACAACTCAGAAACAATGGCTCTATAAACGTCCTCATACGGAGCCTCTTTTTCTTGCTGTGTTCCTTTGAGGAAGCCGATGTTGCGTGTTGGAACTACCGAGCGCATCAGTACAATTTTGTCATATTTGCGAAGCAGGAATGATTTTAAAGCTAGATAAAGGGCTAAGAAACTCTTGCCTCCTCCAGCAGACCCCGATAGCACCAAGTTATAATTTTCACCCCAATAATCGAAAACTTTCGTTTGATTTTCAGTAAGTGGCTTGACCTGTAAAAGGTTCTGAATGTTAAATAAAGCGGTGTTAGATGATTGGTTCCTTTGTTTAGCCAAAATCGTCGCTCTTTGCTAGGTTTTATTGATTATAGCCTACCTGAGCAACTCTTCCATGTGTGAAATATCTTGCTGAGTACCCGCAAAGTTAATCCACTTGAACCACTCAATTTTGTCATTGTCAGAAATAGGCGTATCGTACTCGCACAGTCTGTATGCTGTAATGTAATGACGTTTGATTTGACCTAGGTACTCTTTCGGTAGTTCGCTACAATAGTAGCCGCAGAATGTAAATTTATCTTTTAGGTACTCGATAAACGTGGATAGGCGCTGTTTACCGTCTATGACCTGATACACATCATTCGTCAGTTGAATCACGCTTATGGGTGGAATACTACGTCGAACGATAATACTCTCTATCAAGGCTTGTTGCTGATTAGGTGTCCATACTAAAGAACGTTGCAAGTTCATTCTCTTGGTAGGAAGAAATACATCAAAATCAAAACTATAGCGCAACACACCAAAACCTTGTGCTATACACAAGTCTCCAGAACCAATATCATGTCTTTGCAGAAAAGAACTTCTTATTTCAGGTAGTTTAGTTTTCATATTATTTGCTCCAAAAATGTACAAGTTTACCCTTACCTAAATTAGCCGTCAAGAAACGCTCATACATCCACCCTATTTAATAAATTCCGATACTTCTCTTCCCAGTACTGCACCTCCTTTTCTGCCTCTACGCGCATTTCATGAGGAGACTTACCACTTTTTTTCTGCACAGTCACAAGAATAGTTTCGTGTGCCTCTAAATGGTCTAAGCTGAACTCGATGTAGTTCGGGGCTTTCATTTCGTTAAGCAACTCATAAAACGCCTCGGCTACAAGAGGAACAATTCTCGATTTTAGTTTTAGGTCAATGTTGCCATCTTTTACTTGGAAACTTTCCAAAGAAATTTCACCGCAAAGGGCTTGGCGAAGTTGGTCTTCAAGTTTTCGCACGTATGGGAATAATCTGAGAAATTGTCTAATCATATCTAACTCTAATATCGAACGTCTCCGCGTATAGAGACTCGAATCAACTCTGTTGTTTCTTGCGTACACCAACGCACTTTAGCACACATTTTTAGTGAAATCATCTATCTTGAGACTTGTGTTATACTGCATAAACGCATTATATAAAACATTCAAATGACTTTAGAGTATTACATCCCAGAAACACTATCCCAAGTAGACCCTAATCTAAGAGGTATTTATAAAATAACTTGTTCTTACAACCAAAAAATTTATGTGGGGAGTACTTGCGCTGGATTTTTATCCCGATGGAGAAGGCATTTGTTGGATTTACGGAAAAATTGCCACGATTCAAAAACAATGCAAAACTCTGTAAATAAATATGGTGTAAACACTTTGCAATTTTCTATACTGGAAGTGCTGCAAGACCACGAAGCTCCAGAGATTTTTAAACGAGAGCAATTTTATTTAGACACTTTAAAACCCCACTTTAACTACAATAAGAGAGCTACGGGAGGTTCTCAAGGGATGAGCGAAAAACAGAAACTGAAGAATAGGGAAATTCTTCGTACAGCCCCACCTCGCTCAGACAATACTTCAGGGGTAAAAGGGATAACATACTTCCCTTTAGTAAATAAGCAAAAACTAGATATTATAGATAGGTGGGTAGTCTCTATCGGTACACATGGTCATAAAATTAACATCGGATGTTTTTATGATTTTGAGGAAGCTAAGTTAGCTAGAAGTCTAGCTGAGGCTAAGTTTTTCAGCTCTTACTTTGACTCTATGCCGACGGAGGCAAGAAATATTCTCGTCAAAGAATTAAGAGAGGATAAGCAAAAATTATATGCGTATATCAATCTGACAGACGACTTAATGTTAAAGTCTTTGGAACTAAGAGGTAAGCGGTAAAAAAAAGACAAAATCATCCTCCTTAGTACATATCTTTTGTTTGATATAATAACCAAATGAGTAGACCCCCACGCAACGGATATACAGTCAACAGCGACGCAGAATTGTCTGTGTTGGATACTACACTAATACCTGCAAATACGCCTCTAATCAACTTTGACCGTAAATGTTGGGGCATCTTCACTAATATATCTAGTAGTCTCAACGCATCGTCTGGTTTCGAGTATATACCTCAGAACAACATCGACGCATACACGCTCACCTTAATCACAATCTCGACCGACACATACTCCCTCGACCTCGCTGGCGCGACTCAATACATCAGCATCACCTTAGCAGCCAACACAACCCTCACAATCCTCAATGCTGACAAGTACACCAAATATTTTATCGAACTTGTCCCGAACGGTCACATAATCAAGAATTTCACTGATATTTTCTCGCTACCTAAACAATACAACCAAGCAACACTTCTCACTGCATATTTTGGCAAGCAAGTCCTCAAACTCCAATACATTAACAAACTTTACGCAAACATTGACTACAGCGATAACATCACTCCTAATGGCGCTGTCGCTACGGTGCAGAAAATAAATTGGGCGGCTCCTTCTAGCGAAGCGTTGTATCTGG